AATGAGGGATTTAGCAATCACGCTGGGGATTTCTGGGTAGTATTTACTGCTTGATTCCTTGCGGTTGAGTAGCATAGAATGAACACAGATGTTCGCTTTATCCAGAAGAGAATCCAGATGGGCACTAAACGAATCGGAAATCTTGATTTTAATACAGCAAGTCACTGTGTTTATCATCTCACTGTCCATGTTGTGCTCTGCACTAAGTTCCGTAGAAAAATCCTTACACCTACAATTAGCAAGTCTCTTTACTTTGTGCTTGGTGAACTCGCTAAAGAACTACACTGTTCTATTACTGAAATAAATGGAGAAGCAGACCATATCCATTTTCTTTTGTCCTATCCGCCCACCGTCCAGTTATCCACAATCGTTTCCATCCTCAAATCCAAGTCCGCTCAAGTTATCCTTAACATCTACGGCTCTTTCTTCTGGGGCAACCATAAAAGAACCATGTGGAGCAGCGGTTACTTCCTTTGTTCCGTAGGAGGAGCTACTTTGGAAGTTCTCAAGAAATATATTGAGAATCAAGGTAAATAGCCTCGCCCCTTACCCACCGCAAGCGGAGGGATTGCGGGGCGAATTGGTTCAGGAACTTAGTACAACACAGTTCTACTTATGAGTTCGGAAGTTGAAACCCATCTGACTTATTTTGCACAAAAGGAAAGGTGGTGACTTTCGCCACCACCTTGTAAATCATTGAAAACTAATTGCTTAGTTCTCGCCTACGTTCGTGGTGCTGTTTACGGACAGGTAGCGGCCAGTTACTGTGAGACGCTGAACTCCTGACGGATTGAAGACGAGGAAGCCCAAATTCTCGAAGATGCTGAAGCCGATTTGGCGAAGATCAGGACGATCTGCACTCATCACGGTCAACGGAATACGCTCCGGGATGACACCAAGGAACTCAGCATCGGCCAGAATGTACACGCAACCATAACCAACCTTACGGGACTGGAGTAGAGTTGCGCCCCAGAGGTAACCCATAATGCCAGTCTTCAAAAGCTTGCGCTGTGTTTCACGGTCAATGTTCTGTTGAGTCCACTTCAGCAAGTCCGTATAGTCGCGGGGGTTGAAGAAGCAGAAAGCAACTGACAAGTCGTGACGCTGTACCTGACCGAAACCATCAGCCATGCTGTTGATGTCGATAGGTGCGGAAATCGGGATGTCCGGGTTGTAGATCGTGTCAGTAGACGACTTGCTTGCGGCGGCCAGAGCCACTGAGTCGAAAATTCCGAATACATAACCATCTTCGGCGGCTCCAACTTCAGCCTTCGAGAGGTTAAGAGCACGAGCTACTAGGTCAAAGCGACGTTCCTTGATCTGCGTAATCGGAATCATCGGGTTAGAGACGATTTCGAAAGTAGGAACGGTTACACGCTTCGGCTTGGTGACGCGGACGATGTCTCCACCCTCTTCGCCGACCACAAAAGCTTCGACAAATGAACCACCAGCGGTTGAGCCGACAGTCTGAGCGGAGGTATCAAATTCCTTGTCATAGATGGGCAGAGCACCATCGGGAAGGGTTTCGACCATAAGAGCCTTACGAGCAATGCTCATGTAGTCACGACGACGGCGAAGGCTCGGCCCGAGAGAAGCTGCAAGCTTCTGACGACCACCCGCCGTTTTCAAGAGCTGACCCAGCATCGCGGTCTGTTGCTGAGTGCGAGAAAGATTTGCCATGTTATTATCCTTTTACTTTCGTCGTCTATTAGAGCAACGAGGCTACGCCAACCCAAGGTTCGGCGGCAGTGTAAGCGTGAGTGCAGATTCCAACGGGAAGTGAACCAGTGCCCTTGAAGGCGGACGTGGTGTACTTGCCAATGTTGCCGTGGGTGGTTCCGCCGCAGTAGACGTACTGACCAACTACGAATGAGGCTTCGTTGGCAACGTCAAATGCTTCGGAGTTAACACAACCCTGCCAGAAAGCGCGAACTACAGGTGCCTTCTTCGAACCGGAAGGACCAATAGCTCCGGCGAACTCACCGGGGCCGTTCAGAAGAGTAGCGTACGGTACCATCGAGTCGGCATCGCAAGGGACAATAGCAACTAGACCAGTCGCTACCGTAGGAACCTTCAGAGCAACGATAACGCCGCCCAAGAACCCGAGGGAGGTTAGCGTCTGCTGGTCGGTACCGGGGTCGCCAGTGAGCAGAGCGTCTGGCATGGTGCTGCCGTCGTTCTGACCGTAATAAATCAATTTGAGGGCCATTTTTGTTTCTCCATGTAAGAAGTTGAGTTATTACCTACCCCCAATCCGTAGTCTAGGAGTAGACAGCGGGACTATAGAGGTGGTAATTCTTCGTACATCTATGGGGTGGATATTTAAATTTTTATTTCACTGACATTTTAATTAGCGTATTTACATACATGAGGTACACCATCTACCTAGTCACCTGTACTGTAACTGGCAAATATTATGTTGGTCAGACCATGCGGCCACTAAAGGTACGCTGGCGAGTACACTGTAACGCGGCTCGAAAAGGAGTAATAACTCACTTCTACAACGCCATCCGTAAGTATGGGTCTGAAGCTTTCATCATTGAATCGTTGGTTGATGGGTTGCCAACTAAAACGGCTGCGGACTTGATGGAGAAGGTATGGATAGTGGCTTTGAACGCCCGAGACAGAGAGTACGGTTACAATACAACCAGTGGCGGGGACGACCCACCCTCACACAAAGGGGTTACTCGTTCCAAAGAAACTCGACGCAAAATGGCTGAGTCTAAGCGAGGAAGCAAAAACTCGCAGTTTGGTAAAATCCCGAAAAATACTTACACTATCGAAAATAACCCCAATCACGGCAAGTCACATTCACCTGAAGTAATAGAGAAGATGCGTGAGGCTCAACGCAAACGATGGGCTGACCCTAACAGCTATACGCGGATTAGAAGCTGCACATGCAGCCGTACGGGGCAGCAAACGGGGCTCCCCAAGTCCCGAAACCCGTGCCAAAATAAGTGCCGCCACTATAGGTAAACCTAAAACTAAGAGGCAATAAAAAACCCCACCGGGGAGGTGGGGTTTTTCTTGTTACGGTTTGAAGTTAGTATTCGTCGTTGTTGAAGAGCATCTCACCGAGGTCTACCGTCTTTACCTTCTTGTCAGAGGCTACGATAGGCTTGATGCGTTTCAGGGTAGCCGATGACTTGGGAGCTTCGAGCTTCGGCTTGGAGTCCTGCGGAAGACGCTTCGCACCTTGTTCTTCGGGTGTGATGTCCTCGATTGCATCCGCCCACAGGTCGCCCATATGGTCAGATTCAGTGTCGCGGGTCTCGGCTTCAGTCTCCTCGTTCTCGAAGTGATTGGCAGCTTCACCAGTGGAGGATGGAATGAGTTCCATACCAGCCACTTCTTGTGCAGTCTTCAGAGAGCCCATCAAGGAAGCAAGCGGATCGCCGTCTGCACCCTGCATCGAGAAGATGCTCTGCATGTCGTTGGCGTAGTGGTCGGCCATCGAAGCCTCTAGGTTGGTGGGTTCGAAATCTTCACCACCACTAGCGGTTACGCTGTCGCCGTCTTCGTCTTCGTTGGCAAGAGCAGACTTCTTTTCTTCCAAATTGCCGTCGTTGAACATTTGGTCAAAGTCGAGTTCCTTGCCTTCTTCTGCAACTTCCTCGCCTTCGCCTTCCAGCTCGTCGCCAGTGGCTTCCAGCTCGTCGCCTTCGCCCATTAGCTCGTCGCCTTCGCCCATTAGCTCGTCGCCTTCGCCCTCTAGCTCTTCACCGTCCATGACCCCACCAAAATCCGGCTCTTCATTCTGTTCGCCGAGGAGTTCGGTTTCGAGCGACTTGATGGCACCAAGAGCCTCGTCAACCTTTTCCTTGATAATTTCGGTGTCGCCTTCGACCTTAAGGTCTTGGCCAGTTGCTTCAGGAGCGCCCTCTTCAGGCAACGCACCCTCATCCATCGGGGGCATTCCACCATCTTCTGCGGGTGCTTCAGCAGCTTCTGGTGCCGGGGGCATCGGAGCTTCAGCAGGGGGAGCGGCAGGAGGCGTATCTTCAGGGGCGGCGGTCTTCGAGCAATTCTCACAGCCCTTGCAGTCAGCGCCTTCGCAAGCAGCAGCCTTCTTTGCAGAAGCCTTCTTCTCGCCTTCAGACTTATTGACGGTGTCGGCATCACGGTCGCCCGCTTTACCTGCGTCAATCTTGGACAGGTCGCCCTTGGTATCAGAGCCTGCACGACCATCATCATACTTGGCTGGCTGTTTGCCACATTCCTTTGTGTCGTCAGCAACCTTGGT